ATTTTTTTGCCGATTATGGCGCAAAAAAATGAGAGCCAACTCCGATATGGAGAAAGCTCTCATAAATACTTAGATATTTACACCCACAAATATCTGAATTTCAGTTATCATTCGTATCCTCGGACATCCTCCAGGAACGTATGATTTTTCATGTGATTTTCATAGGACTCAGTTATGATCCTATAAACAATATCAATCTCACCGTTTGTAAGTCCACGCTCTTCAAGGAAGACCTCGTATCTGTCGTAAACCTTAAAAATACGATTAAACTCTTCTCTCGAAACAACTGCGTTTTCGTTACTAACTCTATTGGCAAAATCAATAATTCTATCTCTGCTGCTCTGAACAAACATTTCTTCTGTCATTTTAGTGTTGTCTCTCAGAGCCTCTGTTACATCGGCTAAATTTTTGCTGATTTCTACGATAGAATCATCATAGGTATCAGCCCTGTCATTTACCCATTGCATCCACTTATCGCGTTTGGAGATATTGTCAGCTGAGTAATGGCTGTTTACATCGCTCAACAGCTGTCTCACTTCTTTTAGTGTTTGTGCTGCCTCTTCTTTTTCTCTTTTCTTTCTGGTAAATACTTTTCTGATCTTAAGGAACTCTGGTACTACTTTGCCCTTGAATTCCAAAATTTCTCCAATGCCTTGCATACCAAAAAAGACGACTGCTACTCCAATTGCGATTTTAGTTGGTACATTTAAATAATTAAGATAGTTCAGCATCTTGGGCTACCTCTGTTTCTGCGTCGGCCTCGACAAGGACGCCCTCTTCGACTTCAAACATATCAGAGATATACTCGATAATACCCTGCAATGCTGTGCCAATGGTGGATGCGCTGGCTGCGTCGATCTTACCTTCGGTAACAATATATGTAATTGCAGAAATAAGAGCGGTAACGCAACCGGCAATAGCTTGAACATCACTTTCAGCTCCATTTCCACCAACTGCTAAAATAACGCCAAGAACAATGCCTGCGATGGCGCACCATAACTTCGTGGACTTCAGCTTTTGCCAAAATGTACGTGTTTGCATATTAGTTCCTCCCATGGATCGCCCTCCGCCGAAGCGGAGGGATCTGTTATATTGATGGACTGTCTTTTGAAATAGATTGCTTTAAGAACCCTTTGGCTTGAGCAGAAGCAAAAGTAATACCATCACCATTGCCACCCACATTTTCTGCCCTATTCTTATCGACCACACGGCTTATAGCAATGCTTACTGCTGTACCTATCGGAGTAAAGACAACTGTCCAGCACATAAGAGCGCCGGTATACCCAGTGGAAATACTCTTCAGGGCAAGATAAAAGCCGCCGACCAAACCGGCAGCAAGAAAGAGTAGTATGTAGAGGGCGAGTCGATTAGTAAAACCAAGCTTAGCAAAATGAGCCAATAGGGGACAGCCCTTCTTCTGCTTCTCTTTTTTGGGCTTTGTGTTTTTGCTAATCAAGACTATCACACCTTACCCATCATCTTTGCAAATCTGTATAGGATGGTAGCCATCTGCTCTCTTGTGAGAACGTCTTCCCACATATAGTTGGGTTCACCGGTAGCAGTTACATTACCGCCAGTGATCAAACCAGAGTTAATAGCCCAGTCACGAGCTTCCTTGCTCCACTGTGCGGAATCATTATCCTGCAGACCTTCGCGCATCTGCAGCCACAGTTCTCTAAATCTTTCAACGTTCATATCATCATCCTCCTCGAACTCCATGCCCTCGACCAAGGAATAGTCGGGGCGACCATATCTGCCATAACTAATTGGATAAGACTTGGGCGCAACACCACCGCCATTAGCGACTACGCCAGATGCTGCAGATGTATTGCCCTCGATTGTATAGACTCGTCCATCGCGTACATCAATAACAAGACCAGTGTGGTAAGATGTAGCCCATCCATCGTTGCTGAAGAAAATTTGGTCTCCGGGCTTAGGCTCGGTCTTCAGCTGACCCTTTGCTTTGTAGTACTTCATAGAGAACTCACAGCCGGCACCAAGACCGCCCATGGGTTGACACAGAAGCTTCATGCCCATTTCAAGACCAAAAGCCTTGATAAAGCACCAGTCAACAAAGACATCACACCAGTGATATCCATTCTTGTTACCGTTGTAAACTCCGAGCTGAGCAAGATCTCTGGCATACTTAGTCCAGTTGTTATAACCGGCATTGCCTGTGTGACTGTCGAGATTAGAGTTAGTTGCCTTTTCAAGATACCCAATCTCATTCTTTGCCACTTGAATTACTTTTTCAATTGCTGTCAAGAATATTCCTCCTTCCAAGCCAATCGATTTTTTAGAATGATTCCTAGAGCCATCAGATTCGTTTCTGGTGGCTTATTTTTTTACATAGAAAAAGACACGCCCACATAACCTATCTCAGAAACTGATTCATCTGAGCAGGTGAGAGCATGTCTGTGCGGATATAACAATACCGGGCCCGATTGAGCCCGGTTATGTATGAAATATTGGTTTTATCAGCGAAATGTAACCGTGATTTGTGAAGGGTCATAGTCCTCCGGAACACTTCCACTAAACAACAGATTAATAAAAATGTACTTTCCACCAATTTCTGATATTGAAAAGCTGCCAGAGGTACCGCCGCCAAATCCAATCCTGCTCCAAGTTTGAGAATCTGCATCATAGCTTACAACAAAATAACCATAGTTCGTTACAGCTAGTCCATGTCCCATGGTGTCAGATACACCTATATTCATATTAGTAGCATTATCGGGGATTTGTATGGGGTAATAGCCACTAATACTTAGGTTGTCTACATTCTTTGTAGAGGACGCAAATAAATATTTGTCATTTAGTGCAAAGCCAGCATAAACATCTACGGTAGTTATATGGTGTCCTACCCACAAATCAAAGTTCTCAACACGAACACGATTCACATTTATAGTAACGTCTTCTGTAATATTTTCAACTGTCACTAAATTGTCTGAATATGAAGATTGTGTAATATTATTTTCACCCATTGTTATATGTACATCAGACGAATTACATATAAAACCTACTGGCGGAGATAAAGTAGCGCTATAGTTATGTACTAAAGATACATTATTTAGATTACTATTTATATGTGTGCCCCCAGGACATTTTTCAATGTGATACCCGGCGATTAATGTATCTACCGCATCGGTCAAATTAATATTACTTACGCCTGTTTTTTCATTTGCACTATCTAAGAGAGTGCGAAATTGGTTTTTTACTGATTGTGCTGTAATCACAATAATCACCTCACTCACGAATAACGTATCTTGGAGTTGGTGAGTTGACTAGCGGTAGATGTAGACCAATACGGGTCGCTAAACATATTAAATACGACATTAACACCGCCATCTTCTACAACTCCCCAATCGCCCCATTTCTCTCTGCATATATCAATGGTTGTTGATAAATTGAGGTCATTTGTTGCTGTGCTTACAAACTCGTGGTTGGAAGAATATTTATTACCGGCAATAAATGCGGCTTCTACAGTGATCAACTCTGGACACATTGTATAAAGATGTATTTGCGATGCCCCAATTGGGATTGGTATCAAATAAACATTGCCATATATGGTGTAAGCACTCGTTCTTGCTGTGCCACAACCCAATAAAGCACAATCATCATAAAGCTGACTGTTCGTACCACTAATACCGTTTGTAGTCGATGACACTTTAGTATTTGTAATTGCGCGCAAAGTTGATGCATACTCCACAGAAACTACAATATCTATATCTCCGCTTATACTTTCTATGAATATTTCAGCGGTCTTATAGTCTGCGGAAATAGCACAGCAATCTGATGTAATGTCTACACCACCCATGGTAACAACGATACTTCGATCATATAGAAGCCACCAGCTTGGGAGCGATACGGTAACAGTGGTTGAAAAAGAACTGTTGCGATCTACGGTATCTGGCTGGTTGCTCAAAGTGACTCCGACAGGGGAGTATGTAACAGCATAGGAAGTAATTTCGCCACACACGGCGGTAATCTCAATGTTCCCAGTAATGTTGTTGATTGTGATTGTCCCATCAGCATAAACATCCACTGTCACATCCTGCCCTCCCATAGTAACAACAACAGATTGTAATTCATAACCATCGTCTGGAGTTAGCGTGGCCGAATATGATTGCTTTTCATATATGGTTGCAATATCGTTATTGGAAGAACAATATGTCAGACAATTGTTAATAGAATATTGCTCCAAAGCTCTTGCATTTGCTACGATCTGCAGATCTCCAGTCAGGTCCTTGATAGATACTATGCCGTCTG